ATCGAAATCCTCAACGACTACCGCGAAGAGTTCGGAGGCGACGCCGAAGTGCGGCTGATGACCCAGCAGAACTGGCCTTTCGAGAACCGCATCTGCGGCGTGACCAGCGGCCGCGACATGAACGACGCGTCCGACGATGAGGATGAAGACGACGACGCCCAAGACGTTGCCGACGACAACACGGTCTACATCGTCGAAGGCGGGCAGATCTGCTACGGCAGCAAGCGGGCTTGGGAAACATGTCGCGATAGTTGATTGCGACACACCGATGCGCCGGGGGAAAGATCCTGAAAAACCTTCAGAATCTTTTCCCCTTCGGCTTGATGCGGTTTGAACCGCATGGCTCATGTGTGTCATCGCATACGACATATCAAACACGAACAAACGGAGATCAACACTATGCCAACGATGACCAACCGACCACGCCTGACCTCGGCCCAATTCCTCGGAACGCACCGACGAGCGCTGGAAACAATTAGCGACCTGTACGCAGCGGTCGAAGAAATGCCGATCCTCGCCGCTTCCGACCCAAACACCATGAAGCGGTTCTTCGACGAACTGGCCGATGTACAGGCCACAGCCGCCAAGCTCGCCCAACATTTCCGAACGCAGGTATGCACCGAAGAAAAGATTCCGAATTCCTTTTGAATCCGGCTTGATGCGGTTCAAACCGCATGGCTCATGTGTGTTAACGCGAAAACGATTCACCAACCAAACAACGGAGACCAGCAGATGACCCAACACGACTTCGACCTGACGATCACCAAGATCAGCAATCGCAACCGCGGCGCTGGCGGATCTTGGGTGCAAGGCAAGATCAACGACGACTATCGCTTCGATGCCTTGGTGTTCGCAGACCACGCAGAGCGAGAATCCTTCGAGCTCAACCAGAGCAAGATCTCGAAGCTTTGGATTCAACGACTGGCCGACCACAAAGTGATGTTCAACTTCGATCGCGGATTGGATGTGCCGGCGGCGAGCACGGAGGTCCAGGTGGTAGTCGACTTTCTTTGCGAGGGATTGTCGGACTTGGTCTTTGGTCAATAAGCCGAAACGCGACACGGACGCGCGTAGTCGATCGGTGGTTCGATCGACCTGACGATGGCAGCCAACCACGAACATGAATTGGGAGATACGAAGATGAAGAAGGCAGAAGTAAAAATCGGTGGCAAGTACTACGCGAACGTCTCGGGTAATCGATGCGAGATTCAAATCGATGCCGAGAAGCCTCGCGGTGGCTGGGACGCGACCAACCTCGCAACCGGAAAGAAGATCCTCATCAAGAGCGCTCAACGCCTGCAGGGCGAAGTCGGCACGCGACGCGGTCGCGCGAAAGTGACCACTGAGGGCAACGTTACCGTGGTCGAGAACGAACCCGCAACGGTTGAAACGTTCGGCGGCGAGACTTCCACAGCGGTTGCGGTTCTCAAGAGGCCACGCAAGGCGAAAGCGGCAACCACCGAGACCGCAGACGCCGGCGAGAAGCGATTGAGCTGCGTCGCTGCGGCCTTGAAGGTTCTTGGCGAATCGAGCGATCCGATGAACGCGCAAGAGTTGATCACTGCGATGGAAGCCAAGGGCTATTGGACTAGCCCCGGTGGCAAGACTCCCCACGCGACCTTGTACAGCGCGATCCTTCGCGACTTGGCCAAGGGCGACGACAGCAAGTTCGTAAAGACCGAACGCGGACGCTTCACGGTTCGAGGCTAGGAGACCCCGCCGGTGAAACACTTTTACGATTTGCGAACGGTGGATGACCTGGCCGACGGCGAGATCGCAACGCCAGAGCCAGGCATCACCTACGACCTGCGTACGATCCACAATCGCAAGCTTGACGTCGGCAGCGTTGTTGATGTGATCCGACTGGGCCCGACGCTGTTCGCGCGCACAACTAACGGAGACTCGATCGCAGTCTCCGGACACGGAGCTGCCATCTTGGTACCGCGCGACCTGTAGGGAACCTAGAACCAGAAGCACGGAATGCTTCCCACCAATCGCCCCACGTTTGCACCGTGCGGGCGTTTTCTCGTTGATGAGAACATTAGCCCAACCAGCAACATAATGCGACACATCGCGAAACTGCGATTTGCCGGTGCATCCACATGTTTGGAAGAATTTTGCAAAACATGCTCGCATGTTGGCTTGATGTTCTCGTGATTCGTTGGCTGACTGTTGGGGACCGTCTTTCGTCTCTCTAACAACCAGGAACCAACGATGTCCAAAACGTCCATTGAGCCGGCGGCTCCCTATGAGAACCTTCACCTCGTAGCTCGCGACTACCTCGATCGACTGCGTCAATCGCTTGACGCATTGCAACCACCAGATGACCCAGCGTTGGGCTGGCGCAACGTACACACGATGGCCCAGGTCAACGTACGACTCGCTCAAGCCGGCGAGCTGCTCGACAAACTCACCACAACCACGAAATGAATCAAGGAACCACTGACTATGCAAACACGATTGAAGAAAGGCGATCGCATTCGCCTGGTGTCGATGCCGCAAGATCCCGATCCGATTCCAGTTGGATCGCTCGGGACCGTCGTCGCCGTTCACGATCATCGCGACTGGATGCAGATCGATGTCGATTGGGACAACGGCCGAACACTCATGTTGACGATGCCTGACGACTGCGTCTCGATTGTCGAACCCAACCACCACGAACCATCGAAGTAAGGAACACAAAACATGTCTACACGAGCAACGATTGCCTGCAAGCAAGACGATGGTCGTTACGCAGCGATCTATCTGCACTTCGATGGCTACCCAGACCATGCCGGCAAGATCCTCGAACAAAACTACATTGCGATTGATTCGGCACGGACGCTTGTCGCCGGCGGCGATATTCGTTCGCTCGCAAACGACGGAACGCCCGAACGATTCTCTGACGGCAATCGCACGGTTGTAATGCCGACGCGCGCAGCCCTTCACGAATTCGCGAGGAATTGCGGAGCCGAATACATCTATATCTTTGAGGATCAAGCTTGGCATTGTCATAAGCTTTGAATGCGACCTCCTATCGCATGTTCTCTTCACGTGGCTTCATCGGAATCGGCGACTCACCCGTTCGCTCGAGGATCGCTTGCTTTCCCGTGAAGCGTTGAAACCTATCGACGATGACGTCCGCGTACGGGCAATCGAGTTCCATCAAGAACGCATTGCGTCCCGTCTGCTCTGCGCCGATCAAGGTTGATCCGCTGCCACCGAAGAGGTCGAGCACGTTCTGGCCTGGGAGCGACGAGTACTGGATCGATCGAACCGCGAGCTCGGCAGGCTTGCCAGTGAGATGCTCGAGTTGCTGGGGCGGGATCTTCTTTACGTTCCATAAGTCCGTTTCGTTATTCGGGCCGTAGTACTTATGTCCGGCACCCTCGTTCCATCCATAGAACGCCCATTCGTGCGCGCCCATGAAATCTTTGCGAGTCAGAACCGGATGCATCTTGTTCCAGATGATCGCTTGGCTGAAATACAAACCATGCTTTTTCAGGAACGGCGGGTAGTTTCCGCAATTGGCATAGCCGCCCCAGATGTAGAAACAACCACCAGGCACGAGTACGCGAGCAATATTTCCAAACCACGCATCGAGCAGTCGATCGAACTCGTCGTCGGTAACAAAGTCATTTGCCAGTGGTCGATCCTTGGCTCGCAACTTTTGCCGAGGTGCGTCAGCAGTCGCAGTGGCTGACGCGCCGGACTTGGCCTTGTTCTTCTGATTGATCGCATGCGTGAACGCCGCCATGCCTTGGTCGTTCTTCAGCTTTGACGAAGCCGCATCGTTCGTGAACGAACTCAAGCCAGCCGCGATCGCATTCTTGCTGCGCGGTTCAACCTTGACGTTGTAGGGCGGGTCAGTGTTTATAAGATGGATCGGTGCGCCGGCCAACAGTCGATCGAGATGCTCCGGGTTCGCCGAGTCACCGCACAGCAAACGATGGTCGCCGAGGATCCAAAGATCGCCCGGCTGTGTGATCGCTTCGTCGGGAGGCAGAGGGACATCATCGGGATCGGTGAGACCTTCGTTGATTCCGGTGTCCATCAACTTTGCCAACTCATCGGCGCTGAACCCAAGCAGCCCGAGATCGTAGTTGGCTTCCTGGAGTGCCGACAATTCGATCGGCAACAGATCGTAGTTCCATTCCGCGATTTCGGCGGTCTTGTTGTCAGCGATCCGGTAAGCGCGAACTTGTTCTGGCGTGAGGTGCGAAGCAACCACGACTGGTACCCGATCCAGTCCGAGCTTCTGCGCCGCCTTCAAACGCGTATGACCGACGATGATGACGCTGTCGCTGTCGACAACAATTGGCTGTGAAAATCCAAATTCCTTGATTGACGCTGCGACCGCGTCAACGGCCTTATCGTTGTTGCGAGGGTTGTTTTCATAAGGGCGAACTCGATCGAGCGGCCACATTTCAATTTGCAATGCAGTGGTGGTCATAAGGCAATCCTTTGGTTAGGAAACTGGGGGTCGGACAAAACAAACAAACTGTGATTGATCGCGCGGCTGTTCCCGCGGCCCAATGGCGCGTAGATTTTTTGGGGAGGACCCATCCGCTGGGGGCTCGCGATTTCGTCGCAACTTGCGACTGAGTGCCACTCTGGCAGTCGCACCGTGAGGCCCTCGTTGGCCCACTGACGCGTCGAGCGCGATGGGCGGCTCGTTGGGCGACTTGGTAGAGATCTTGCGACTTGGGGCAACGTCGTGCGTTGGATTGATGCGAGAGAGATCATCGCGCGCACACTCAAAAACCCGTTGGCGAGGTTAGCGAGGTCCAGCGAGGTTATTTCCCATACCCTTCTATACGGCGAATGTACATGTACATGGGTATGTACATCGTTTTCCTCTATATGTGGGATGTCGACTTCTAACCTCGCTAACCTCGCTTTCTGATCAAAACCCAATGTTTTCTGGGCTTTGTGTGGCGAGGTTACGGCGAGGTTAGGGCTCAAAGAGGCGAGGTTACGACCCTGTTTGGCGAGGTTAGCGGTTGAAAGCACCAGAGAGGCTTCGAAGGCATCTAAGTGCTTGTATATCGGAGTCTTACAACCGATTTCGCGTCCATAGCATCGGTGGTCGGCGCGCACGTCATGTACGTTGTACAACCCCATGTACATAGGCTTGTACATAGGCTTGTACATGGCGATGTACATGGTGCGCGCACATGCGCGCAAACGCGATTCTGTACGCAAAATTTGCACACGAATAACCTCGCTAACCTCGCCACGAACGATTGAGCTACTCATCTGCGCCCTCCATCTCGAACAAAGTCGATGGTGGTGCTTTGGTATCAACGAGCTGCCAAAGGCGAACGTGGTTCTTCTTATTGAGGCCTGCATCATTCAGTTTACGACCACTGAAGACACGACCACGCAGTCGCGATAGATGTCGACCTAGCGAACGCTTGAATGCACCCTCGCCTCGATCTCGGTTGACGATCAGAGCCTCGGGCAGCGCACCAGAGAGCGGTTCGTTGATGTACTCGACTGGATCATTGAGTCGTGGAATCACGGCACTGCAGATGTCGTCGGCCGTTTGCTTGCGACTACCGAACCGCTCCCACCAGGCTTCGAAGAACGCAGTCCATTGCTGGGTGTCCTCATCCTGAACAACTTGCGTCTGTTCGAGGTTGCCTAAGAAGCCATCAATACCCGCGTAGGCCAACACGCTACCGATGGTCTCGGCCCACTCTTCAAAGCTTCCGAGTGTTGGCGTAGGTGCCTTGGGCTGCCCGTTGGTGTACCAACCTCGAATGATCGTCAGCGCGGCACTCAAGAGATTGCCACGATTCGTGGCGATATGGCGAGGCAGACCTTTGATCGCGAAACCGGTGCGTTCCCAAGGACGCTCCGCATTGGCATCGAGGCGGATGCTATAGCTGCGCCGCGGCATATCACCCGAGACTCGCAGATTGTTTCCAGTGGCGACCCAAACGGCTCTCGAGGGCAACCGGATCGCTTGGCTTTTGCCCAACACGCGATCAGACCAATCGTAGCTGGTGAGGGTGGCCGCCAGAGGTGGAGAGTTGAGCGTTGTGTTGTCGGGAATATTGTCGAGCAGCACGAATGGCGAAGCGGTCATCAGAATCGTCGTGATCTTTTTACGCCATTCGTCCTCGTTCTCTTTCGCCGGGATCGATTCCGAAGAGACGCCGCCAACCGCGATGCCAGCGAGCGATGACACCAACAGCGTTTTGCCCGTGCCTTGCATCGGCGCATCAACGATTGCCAGCGGCACATGGCCGTCGATGACCGGCCGCATCAAGATGGAGAACAGAATCGCTAACGCATTGGCTCGACTGGGGGCGTCCACAAATGGGAACTCGCCGATCACTTGCATTAGGATGTCAACGCAGGCGCGGACCTCTTCACCGCAGGGATGATCAGGAATCGGGACCAGTTTCAATGCTGGATCGGGACAGTACATCAATCGCGAGGTGGGGTCATAACCTGGCGCTGTGCAGATCGTGCCATCGCGACGGAGAATGGGCGCTCGTGCGATGCCGGCCAACGCTGGAAAGGACCAGTCCTTTTGTGCGAGGATGTTTTCCGCCAGCGACTTCGGTGGGATCGTTCCAACCTGAATGTATCCGCCATCGGATCGACGCATCGTGAAGAAGTTAGCTGACTCGCTCAATCGACACCGCATCTTGGCAGTGTCGATCGCATCGATCTTCGGAACACCTTGTTCATCGTAGACCACACGCACGATACCGCCGGCGCGGATGAAGAGATGTGGTTTTCGATTCGAAGAGTTGAGCGCAGATAATGCCTGGTCCGTCAGCTCGCTCAATTGACGATCGTCAATCAGAATCGATGGCAAACTCGTATTGGTCGGCGCTGGAGCCAACGGTCGAGCCGTTCGCGTCTTTTTCGCCTGCGGTTTGTACTGTTTGGTGACTTTGCTGAGAGCCTTCGCGATGGTCGTTTGACCATAACTTTCGCTTCCATGCTTCTCATCCCACTTGGAACGAAACAACTGGGATTGCCGAAAGATCCGATCGATCTGCTCGGGATCTTTGGTGTAGAAGGCAAGCGTAAAAACGACCGACGAATCAGCTTCGCTGGCTGAATTAAAATGTGAGTTCCAGTCGCCGGCCCATAGAGTTTGGAATTTCGGACCAGAACGCCGCTGCTTGGATGCAAGATCGATGATCTCATCGTCGCTCAACGCAACGGTGCCGCTATCGCTTGGTTCTGGCCCACGGCTTGCGCTCGATGCGGAGTTCGCACCTGGTTCGTCATTCCCGAACACCTGTGCGTACACAAAGTCGAGCGATTCCTGGCGAAGGTTGACTTCAGCAGGAATGCTCGGGAGTCGATTGCCAGTAACTGTAAAGAAGCGATCGCGATCGTAGATCTCCACCTCGCCATCTTCGTAGGCTTTGCGACAACGAGATCCAGGCTTGTTGGCTTTGATGAATACCTTCAGTCCCGAGCCTGAAGGGCTGATCTCGGTGTAGCTGTCGAGACGATCGACGATCTGCTGAGCCCATGGCTTCAACTCGCCCGTTGATTCATCGAGCGAATCATCGAGATCCACGCCACAGTACGGATCATCAGCAGTGAAAACGAAGCCGACGCCCGCGAGTGCACTGTTGCGCCGGCAAGCCTCGATGGCCTGAGCGAAGGTTCCCCAGGTGGTCGCGTCAGTCGAAGAAGCCAGCGAGCCATCATGCGGATTCACCGGAGCCTTCGTGGGCTTGCCTCCACGCTCGACGTATTTCCAGGCAACCCATTGATTACGTTCGCGAAGACAGCTTGGGCAGTTTCGTTCAATAGCTTCAAGTAGTGGCGGAGGTCCGGCGCTCAATTCTCCACCTCCATCGACGAGTGCTTCGCCTTCGCCCAGCGATCAAGGAACGTTCGACGTTTGCTAACGCTGTTCTTTTTCACAGCGTTCCGAAGCCCCCAACGATCACCGACCAAGATGCAATACCGAGATGCGCGAGTGACCGCGGTATACAGCCAGTTACGATCCGCAAAGAAATGAGATTTGTGGCAAAGCACAACGACGCAGGGAAACTCGCTCCCTTGGGCTTTGTGAGCGGTCAACGCGTAAGCGAGCTGAAGATTCAGGATCTGTTCGCCATGTATATGCCGGTGGCCATCTCCATCGAAGTCGACGATGTAACTGGTCCCTCCAGTGGTTTCGACTTCTGATACGACACCGATGGTGCCGTTCATGATTCCCAAGCCATAGTCGTTGGTGGTCTGAATGACCTTGTCGCCCACGGCAAACTTGCGATCAACCGCGCCATGCAACAGATACTGCATCATCTCGTTGATGGCTTTCGTGCCGAGCTGGCCCAGATGCGTTGGCGTGATGATCTGAACGTCATTCACAGGATCGAGACCAAGCCGATCGGGAATGCGATTCAGTACGAGGTCACGCAGGTAAACCTGGATCTGCATCGGGTCCTGTAAAGAATCGATGACGCTCCAGGCTGGATCTCCCACAGCGGTTGGCATCACGCGCTGCGAAAGGATCGCCATGCTGTTGGTCTTCAGCACGCCGGCCTGTCGTACGACTTCATCGAGAATGAACGTCGGAACTAGCTTGTGTTCAATACAATCACGAAGGACGTTACCAGCGCCGACCGGTGGAAGCTGGTTATGATCGCCGACAAGTATCAATCGTGTTTTGTCGAAATCGATCCGGCGTAGCAGCTCGGACATCAGCGGCACATCGACCATCGATACTTCATCGACAATGACGATGTCGTAGGCTGGGTCACGGACTTTGCCTTCACGGTCCAGCGATGGCGACGATAGGCTTTCGCGTTGGAATTGTAGACCATTGGATTCGAGCAGCCGATGTATGGTCTTCGCATTTAGGTCAATGTCTTGCGAACGCAGTGACTCCTCGATACGCTTCGCCGCTTTTCCGGTGGGCGAGCAAAGGGCAACCTTCAGTCCCGCCTCATCGAACGTACGAGCTAGCCTCGCCAGCGTGTGTGTCTTTCCGGTACCGGCTCCGCCCGAAATCACAACAATCGCGTGACGTAGCGCCGCCTCATACGCAGCGAATTGTGCTCGCTTCAACCCAACAGTATTTCCCGTCTCAATACCCAGAGGACTACGAACGTACGAGTATTGTTGGAAGCATTCATAGATGTATCGCTCGGCATCGGCATAGTGCGGCAACGCTACGGCATCGCCATCGACCTCCAGTTGCCCCTGATCGACAACCCGTTGAAACGCCGCCTCGATGACCGAGCGCGCATCGATTGAATCGAGCAACAGCAGACCGACTGCCTTACGAATCAGTTCGTCGTTGGCAATCCATGTATGGCCATCGGTTGCCTCTTCGCGAACCAGATAACACAGTGCGGATTCGAGCCGGCCCGGGTGCTCTTTGGGAACGCCCATCGATCTCGCGATCTTATCGACCCGCTTAAAGCCGTAGCCCTTGATGTAGCGGATGATGAGATAGGGATTCGCCCGCAGAACGCCGACCACCGAGGATCCAAATTCTTCGAGCAATGTTTCCATCTGATGATGGGACAGCCCGAAACTCGCCAAGTACGACCGGACTTCGTTCTCGGAACTGTTTGCGATCCACGCCTCACGCAGCGAATGCAAGGTGCGTTTGGGAATCCGTAGAGCGCGATGCAGTTCCTCGATGTCCTGGCGGATCACTCGATCGAGATGTTCTGCGCTGGCGACATAAGCGACAATCTTCCGCGCCGTGGTTTCGCCAATCCCAGTGAACGCCGGATGCTTGGCTAGGTATTGCACCAAACCTTCAGGCGTTTCCGGCAGATCGTAGCTCACGCTTTTCGCGTCGAACTGCGGTCCATATTTGGGATCGCTTTTCCACTGGCCCGTGAGCGTGACCAGTTCGCCTTCACTCACGCAGAATGGCCCACGAAAACGCACACGATCGCCGTCGTCGCGAACAAGTGCGCCGGCGGAGAACTTGGCGCTGGTGAAGAACACTCGATCTACGGTACCACTGATGCTATTACTCACGTTGTAGATATCCTGCGTTGGAGATCACACGAATGAACGAACGCAGGTAGGCATCAGTGAATCGGAGGGCCGCTGGTCGTGATCCGCACCAATAAACAGGCACTCGATATTTGATGCCAACATAAGTGGACGCACCAAGCAATGATTGTGGCGCGACCGCTCTGAGTGCGTCGTGGTGCAGGCCACAGAGCACGGCGGTTAGATCCGCTTCGACCACGATGCATGCCGCTTCCATCGCTGATAGCTTTTCGAGCTCTCGAGCGAAACGTTCGTAATCGTGGATGACGGTGCCGACGAAATCTCGCAGGCTCTTGCGTTCGACGGCCACTCGCTGTTCGAAGCCAACCACCGAGTAATCACCGGCATCAAGCTTGGCTTTCACTACCTCGCACGCGAACGTGTAAGGTTCTTGCTCACGCGAGTCTATAACGATTCGGAAATCCATGTTTTCCTTGCAGTTCAATCCGAGTGATGAAATAGAAAGAGCCGAGGCAGGCACGGGGAGTCTGGACAAGGAAGCGCGATGCGGACCCGGCAAAAGAACCACATCGCAAGAACTGCTTCCAAGTCACGCCATCCCGCCTCGGCCGCACCCGTTCACAGGGAACGACTAACGCCGGTCAAGCAACCAGCGACTTAAAACGGAAGATCCTCGTGCGCCACTCCAGCACTCGGAACATGGGCAATATTCAACCGGCGGTTGAAATACACATTCGAGTAGTCGCCACGCGTACGCTTGGTGACTTCGAGCGTTTTGTCCAGTAACTCTTCGAGCCGACCTGCCAGCTCGCTGAACTTGGCAAGTTCCAAACCGAGCGTTTTCAGATCGCCTTTGACGTATGGCAGCGAGGCCTGCGTGATGACCGAGTTCTTGAAGATGTGCCGACCAGCCTGCGAACCAGAGATGACCGCCAGGTCGAACTTGATCATCGGGTCACCCTTCTGACTCTGTTCAAGCTTCACGGACTCGATCTGTACTTGGTACTTGCCGTCGGGCACCTCCTCATAGCTTGGTGCTTCTGCAGTCTCGAACTCATCATCAAACGATGAGAGGTCGACTTGCGAATCGATAGGTTCGAATGATTCGTTATCACTCATGATTATTTAGCCTTTCCTGATGGGGTGCTTGCCGGCGTGGGACTCTTCGCTGCGCTGCTGGTGCCGGTTTCCGAGCTGCGAGCGGGAGAACTGAAAGCTTTGACGAACTGCTCGTAATCGAGAGGGAGCAATTCAGGCAGGCGACCGGTGCGATCGCCCGCCTCGTAAGTTGGATGCGGTTTGGTGCGCACGACCCGTTCAACGGTGACGTTGCCAGCGGCATCCTTCTTGGCGATCGAATCGCCAAACAGAATGATGTCCACGAGCCCAAGGACCACGTTGCGAGCACGATCGGGAAGGCTCGGCTGCGTCTTGGTGTACTCGCCGGTTCGCGTTTCGATAGTCTTGTCGACCGCATGCGAAATGAGGATCAAGCCGTATGGCAAACTGGCCAATCGAGTCAGCACGCGATGCCACTCGTTCTTAACCAAAGCCCAGCCCTTGCCGTGGCCCATGTCGCCTTCGTACTCGATGCCATGCTTGGCACAGACATAGTCCGAGCACATCTTGAACGCGTTGTCGACAGTGTCGATCACGATCGTTTTGAAGTTGTGATCGCCCTTGGCCACAAGCTTGCAAGCTTCGAGGAATGCCTCCCACGAATAGGTCGGTACTTTAAAAACCTCCAAGTGATTCAGCCCAGGCTCACACTCGAAGAAGAGCGAACCTGGTGCTTTACTTGCGAAGGAGCTCTTCCCAAGTTTGGGGCTGCCGTACAGCAGAATGGTCTGCTTGCCGAGCTCGGTCACCGGCTTGGAGGGTTCAGTTGGTAAAACAATAGTCATCGGGTGCTAGTCCTTTCAAAAAACGGGTGCGTCAGAATCGATTGAATTGAGTTCCTCATGCGGTGGAGTGATCTCATAGAGGTTGTCCACCACGTTTGGATTGAAGCCGGATTGGCAGTAAGGCAGATACTCACACGGTCGCTGATATGAGAAGCAGCTCGAGGTGTTGAGCAGCCATTTGCCGCGACGTCGCGCGTCGAGGTATTGCTGGGTGATTTCCCAGACTTCGTCTTGCAGCATGGCGAGACGATCTTCGGAGAGATAAATGAACTCGCGATGGAACGCCTCGGGCTTTGCGTACCAGGCTGCCAGGCGGCCCTGGAACTCTTCGTTGGTTTCAGGAAGCTGACGTTTCGCCGTTGACTTGCCGCTCTTGTTCTTGGCGGCCAGTTCCGCGTGGCGGGCTTCGTACTCTTCCTGCGTTTCGCCTTTGCTTTGCTTGAGCCGGCTCTTGAGCAGCACGTTGTAAATCACGCCAACGATCGGATAGCCAAGTTCACGCAGGTAGTAGCAGTACAATGCGATCTGCGTATCGGTCCACAGCTTGTCGAGATAGTTGGCGTCGATCGATGCAGCGGTTTTGTGCTCGAGCAGGTACATGCCATCGGCACGCTGCACGATTGCATCGGCTTTGCCGGCCATCACAAACGTTTGGCTGCAGCGGCCCGTGTCTGGATTGCGAATGTTTCCAGTGAATGACTTCTCGATCTCGATGACCGTGAAGTCCTCGGTGGCATAGCGCGAGGCGTAACCAGTCATGATGGCACGAGCCAGGTGCCAGTTCGCTTGCTGGTTCTCGTCGGTCGCTCGCTCGGGGAAACTTCGATCGATGAAATCCAGCACAATCCACAGACGATTGGCATCGTCCACCGAGCGATACCAAATTTCGATGGCACTGTGGATTACGCTTCCGAACGAAAGCGATTCAGCCTTCATTCGGGGACGCAGGTTATCGACGTAACGATGCTTGTATTTGCGAGGACAGTTACGGAACGTGTTGAGTGCCGAGTAGGTCAGCACGTTCTTGTCGCTCGTTTCAGGGGTTAGAGTTGCTTGAGACATAAGACTTTCGAACTTAAATTGGGTGCGTTTTCTTCGGACTTGCGACTTACGAGAAGTTCATCTCGTAGGTGTCTTGTTCTTCGATCAGATTGCCGTTGAGGCGTTTTGCGCCTCGTTCACGAGCGAGCTGTGCCTCACTTACTTTCAGTGACGCATTGACCTGCGAGCACTTCTTGCAAATGCGGTTGGCTGCACTCTTCGAACGAAACATTTCGTTGCACTTCAGGCACTTCCGATCACCGGGTTCATTGGGTAGCAGTCGCGTTGACATGGTCAGCGGATCTTTCAGCGAGTAGGTCAAAGTGGGCGAAGACAGGTTGCGAATCAGACCGTGTCGACTTGTTCGACCTCGAAGTTGCCTTCGTTGTCGCTGGTCACCAGATAATGCTGGTGCGAGATGTTGGCGACGAAGCGGCTCTCACGAGGCAGCGTCTGGCGAATCGTTTGGCAGGATTCGTTGAACTCGTTGGAAGCGGCTTCGAAGCGTTCGACCGCTCGCAGGTATCGCTGCAATGCGAGCGAGACAGTGACTCGCTGTTCGATATCCATGGTGGGTGCGCTCATGCTGATTTCTCCATGTTGGATTCTTGGGTGACTTGAAAAACGTTGTCCTCTCCAGAACTAGCTATGCAATCTGGAGCGACGACGTCCCAAGAAAATCCTGAATCGCTCCAATCGACACTCGCAAAATGCTCACGAATCCCTGCTAAAACCTGCGATACTTTTCGTTTTGACCAACCAAGTTTGTTTGCGATTTCAATTTGGTTGTGAGTTCGCAGAAGGCGAGCGACGCGGCGGTAGCGGCGGGGCAAAGTTTGGATCTGATGATCAACGGCATCAGCCAGTTCGACGTCACGAAGCGGATCTCGATGCTCAGTCTGCCGGCGTCGATTGCCATCCGAGGATGTGAGCCCGCGATTGAGCTCCTCGGATTTGCGATCGGGGCTTTCAACCATCTTCGAAAGTGATTCGATTCCAGAGCCGGCTGGCGGATTGCTTCGCTGTCGATTCGATCCGCGAATAAGACCTGCGGCAGCCGTTCGCATGATTCGCGTGACAAACGCTTCGACACTTCCCTTGGTCGGGTCGAATTGCGAGGCTCGTTCAAGAACGTAGGTGATCAGTTCTTGTTCGATGTCCTCGGTCTCAAATGACGTCAGCGAGTTGTGATGTTCGAGCCGCAGCGAAATGCGACTTGCCAGCTCCATCGCGAAGGGAACCATCTGGCTTTGGTAATCAGATGCGGTCAATTTTCTTCCTCCGGCTGGAGGAATGGCATGCTCACAGCCGCTGGAACCGCTACCAAAAATGCGCCGGAGACCAACTCGCGGAAAACGCAGGTAACGGTCAGTCGGGCGATTCACGTCCTCTCAACCGAAGACCAGCCGCTACAAGTCGTGACGCATCGCGACAGAACGTGTCGCAATTTCAGAAGTCAAGAAAAACCAGTGGTTTCCCTGGTTTTGGACCAACAGGGATTTGTGGCAAGGCGAGGAGCCAGCGCCGGCGCAGCAGAAAGCCGCCCAGTGATGGCGGCTGCAGAGCAGAGAGCGACCGGTCCTCAGAACAACCAGTCGATGACGACATTCGGTCTATAACTGACCTCGAGCCCGAGATTGATGGACTTGTGTAGATGCAGTCCCAGCTCGGGGTGCACTTTCTCAATCGCTTCGATCGATCGCGAGATCGCCTTGCAAACCGTCTTCCGCGAACGCTCGGCATCGAACTTCTGGCGAAGGCGTCCACCGATGCCTTGGGCCGATTTCATCTGATCCAGAATGTCCTGGCGTTCATCGCCAAGCTTCTCCTGACGCGCTGGATCGTTGAAACTGGCCGCTTCCTCAAGCTCTTCGTCGATCTCCTGCAGGCGATCGCGGTAGCCCTTGAGAGTCTCCATGTCGACCACTTCGCCGATTGAACCAGTAGAAGTCTCCTCGGCTAAGCCGGCCAGCAATGATTCGAGTTGCGTACAGCGAAAGGCAACGTTTGGCTTGGCGAGCAGTTGCTCGATGTACCAGTTCCCATTCGTTTCCGATGTGATCTCAATCTCGCTGTTGAACGCGAGCATCCGATGTTTACCTTTGCGCTGGAAGACGTAGCCCGACAGCCGGCTCTCAAGTGTCACACCTAGTAACGATGCGATGAGCTCTCGTGACTTCGACTTGGCCAGCAAGCGACCATCAGAGGTCACGCTGATAAGTTGATCGAGCTCGATTGGTTTGCAATCGACGATCTTGGCACTCACGTCAAACCTCTGGTCACGACGTCGGCTGTTGAGATCCAGCAATAGAAACGTCGATCTCGCGTGGGCAGCTGCGGTGTGTAGTGCTTCGGTGATCAAGTCGCTCGCAGTGTACAGCGACAGGTAGACCGGCCGTGATTGAAGCTCCAGCGGCAAATTTCCCAGGAACCATACGCGTCGGCTGTTGTCCAGCCATTCCGGCTTTCGGCCCAGGCTGAGCGCAGCGTTCAACTCCGCTGCGAGTTGCCTGCTGTTTAGCTTATGGCAAATCACATCGGCGCGTGGTACGACTCTGGAATCGCCAGTGCTTTCACAGAACGCCACGAAGTGGTCATTACTTTCAATGACCTTGAAAGTCGACCACGGCGTACGACCTGGCAATCTCGATGCAACGATGTTCGTCACCTCGAGAAAGCGGCTTAGCGGCTCGAACTCCGTCCCGAGCCGCTCACGCCAAACATCCTTGACATCCATGAGCAATGGCGATTCCTCAATAGCTCGCCACAGCTTGGTCATCCTTGGTCACTCCTTTTGCCGCCCTTGCACCAGTCTTCATGACAAAATTCCGAAGTAGGAGCCATTGCTCTGCGTGGTGGGCGTTTTCATCGCGTGTGTAGGACGACGAACTGCCTGCATACAACGTCAGCGTCCGACGTGCTTTGACGTGCCGATACTTAATTCGAAAGGTCGCACGATCCAATGGTCCTTCTGCTTGAAACGTCCCGCCACGCCACTTCAGGTCTGCGAAGAAATCGTCGGCCCCATGAATGATATAGCGATTAAATGGTCCACCCAGACGGACTCGATAATTCAGCAATACAATCTCTTCGATCGCATCAATTTCGCCTGGTGACAACGCGTCTTCGCCAAGCTCTGACAACGGTGCAAGCGTGTATCGCGTGAAGATCCCAAAGTGATTCGGATTGTCGTAAAGCAGCTTTCCAAAGATCCGACAGTAGACTGGGTAAGTCTTCTTCAAGCTCGAATTGAGCATCAATACTTCTTCGTTCATGTCGAAGATCATGGAGTCCTTGCGAGCTTCGCGAAACGTGATCGTGTCCATTCCATCATCATCAATCGTTGGCTTTCGACTGAACGGATCGCCACGACGAATGCTCATCTGGATTTGCTTGCCCGAGAACCGAGGTGTCATGAATAACTTGCGACCACGATTGTTCTTCGCAAACCAGTCACCAGCGTCCTGGATCGCTTGGTTCAATCGCTCGTCTGTGATCGCGATCGGTGCAATGCCGAGCGGTTGCACAGCTTGATAACACTCCATGCGCCGCGGGGTCTTCCAAGTGTGCCAAGCGTGCTGGGTTTCGACCATCTTTGAATCGAACAGCCAGGCTTGCATGACGACGTCAGCCAGCGAGTGCTTTCCATTTTCATCGAACGGCATTCCAGCTTGTTGTGCGGCGCTTAGCAGCGAGTCAGCGGCAAAGGGCGTTAACATTTCCTCGACGTAGAAGACTGCGTTCAGCAGTGCCTGTGGCGTCTTCATCGAAGGATTTGTTAAGATCTCCACCAACTGTTCGATGGCGGAGTTGTCGATGCGACTTGGCTCGCTGATTACAAGTCCACGCGATCGAAGATAGCCTTCGAACGGCTGCAAGAATGCGTAGAGAACAGTCGGATTGATTTCTCGGATGACCTCTGGTTCACCGAGTTGCTTTGGGTTGTAAGTAGGCATAGGCGATCACTCTTCCACTCATGTTGAAACGCATCCTTGAGACTCGTTTAAGACCAGCGTCTCCGAATTGCTAGCTTTAAATAATGTAGTGGGAGTATTGAAATGCACCCCTGTGACACGTTAGGTCACGAGCATTCCAAGTTTTTCAGAAATGCGATATTTCACCCGTAAAATTCAGCATAAAAAGTTTTTCAATCCTCTTCGTCAGACTCCGCCAAGCCATCCAAACAGAGCCCGGTTTCGTCAGAAATCCGCCTCCACGCCGCCCGCTGATCTTCCCAGCGGAGCATGGCAGCGATCGGTCGCAGCCGCTTCTCGTGGATCTCGGGCTTGCCCTTCGTGGCTGGCAGATTGAGCAGAGCTTCCTGTATGTCGGGCGCGAGTTGGTTGAGCGCCATGATTTGGCTCATCCGTGGTTGGGTCACGTGCCCTCGACGGGCGAGTTCGATCATGTCCAATGCCTCGCCGGTTCGGATCATTTCGTTGAAATGAATCGCAAGGGCCATCAGCCTTGAGATGCGAGGTAACTTGCTCGATGGCTTTGGTCGCGGCGGTTCCGCGTTGGGATCGATGGGACGAATCGCGATCCGACCTCGCGACGCGATGCTGACGTTTAGTTTTCGTTTGATGGTAACCATTAAACCTCCTCGGCTTGTTGTTCAAGCGACTCGATGCCGCTTGCGTGGAATGAAATTGCAATGGTGCAGTCGCTTTGATCGAACTCGACCTTCGATACCAGCAGCGCCAACAATTGCGATTGTTCGCGTGTTGTCAGTGCGTCCCACACACGATCAAAGTCAATGAATGCCTCTTGGATCTCTTCGGTCGTTAGCTGTTGCTTGTCTAGATCCGACAGTTGGCGGTTTACCTTTGCCAGTTCGAGTTCTGCCTTTTCGATTCGCTCCTGTATGTCGACGATGCGATGAGTAATCGAGTTGTTGGGCTTTTGATCGAGGGCTAGTTCACGCATCTCGCCATGGTCGCGGGTTAGTTGCCGCGTTAGTTGAACGTGATGCGATTCAAGCTCCGTTCGACCTTGTTGAGTGGCAGCCATCGCTTGGCGAATGATCTCATCTCGGAGTTTGATGTCTCGGGAGATGTCTCTCACTTGATCAACCACGGCGGATTCGATTTCGCCTGCTGGTAAAGACGGGTGCTTACAAGCTTGTCGTCCGCGTTTGATCGCTCGAACGCAGGTGTAGTAGCGATAGACGATCGAGTTTCGCTTGGTCATGTTGTGGACCATCGCCACATTGCAGTGTGGGCAGCGAAGAAGTCCCTTCAACAATCCACCGTGCTTGCTCGGCATTCGATTGCCACGGTTGAAACCGTTCTCCCGAAGTTGGGCTTGTACACGGTCAAAGATCTCGGAATCAACAATTGCTTGGTGCTGGCCTTGATAGAGATCCGTCTTGTGTTTGATCTTTCCACAATAGATTGGATTGGTCAGTAAAGCGTGAACGCTGCCTTTGTCAAAGGCTCGGCCACCCTTGGGTAGCCCTTTCTTCGAATGCCATAGCTTGTTGGTCCAGCCACGCTCATCGAGTTCTTGGACAACGGGCAGGAGATTCTTTAGCTCCAGGTAAAGCGAGAAAATGCGGCGCACCTTGGTGGCTTCTTCTGAATTGATCACCAGCTTCGGCGTTCGTTCTGTGCGATCGACGTCATAGCCAAGAACCGGGTAGCCACCAGTCCATTGGCCGCGCCGGCATTGGGCGGCCAACTTGTCGCGGATACGTTCGCCAATGATCTCGCGTTCGAACTGTGCGAATGAAAGCAGGATATTCAGCGTCAGCCGGCCCATCGAATGGGTCGTGTTGAAATGCTGAGTCACCGAGACAAAGGAGACGCTGTATTTGTCGAACGTTTCCATCACGCGAGCGAAGTCGAGCAACGAACGGCTGAGGCGATCGACCTTGTAGACGATCACACAGTCGATCTTGCCGGCTTGGATGTCTTCCATCAGCCGTTTGAGCGCTGGTCGTTCGATGTTGCCACCGGAGAATCCACCATCGTCGTATCGATCGTGAACGATTTCCCAGCCTTCGTTTACTTGGCTGCGAATGTAAGATTCTCCGGCGTCGCGCTGTGCATCAAGTGAGTTGTATTGTTGATCGAGTCCCTCTTCGGTCGACTTGCGAGTGTAGATCGCACAGCGAATCGTTCTGGGGCGTTGGGTTGGTTTGTTACTCATGATTTCCTCCCGAGTCGAAAAAATAGAAATCCGTTGCAGTGGGAGCCGCTGACCTCTTTCGCGATCGCGGTCAGCGATTTGTAGCGCAAGCCTTCGTACTCAAATCCTTCTTGCAGGACGATCACGCGGATCATCTTGCCTTTGTATTGCCGTTCCACGATGTTGCCTGGCGGTGGCAATCGCGGGTCCCAATCCACAAATGCGGTTGGCTCTGGAACGACCAGCTTTACGCCATCGTTGCTGTGCTTGCGAGGCGCGGTCACGCGAGTCTCAGCGTCAACGGCCAGTTCCTCTGCCTTCTTCAGCGCCGCTCTAGAAAGTCCACCTTCATCGTTCGCTTGCAGACGCCAAGCGATCCGCCGAACCAGGTATTGCTTGTTGCGACTGCGGCATTCTTCTTCGAAGACCTGCTCGTAGCGTTGGACCAACTGGTTGACCGTTTTGTCCTGCAACTCGGCGATCTCAAGGGTTACCTTTGGGCTCATTGTTCACCTCCGTGTTGCACTGAATCATCCGAGGTAGCCGCTGAAATGTCGGCATCGCCGTTCGATTGCGGCGCCTGATCCAACTGGCTTTCGGTCATGTGCGACTCAATCGCCTTGGCGACCAATGGTTGCTTTTTGACTCGTATCACACCTCTGGCCAACAGCGCCGCGATGTCTCTGTGTCTCGCTTCGTGGCTCAC